CTACCCCCTTGTCAAGCACCCAAGTTTTCCCGGCAGGATATCCCCCGACTTTTACGCAAAACAACATTTCACGAATTCAAAATATTCTTATATCAGCAAACACCGCAACCTCTACTTTAAACGTTACGGATGACGGCAATGGTAACCTAATCGGGGATTGTGTTGCCGGGGGAACAATTAATTATCAATCTGGTGCGATCACCGGATTGATATTTACTCAAGCAATTCCTAGCAACAACAACATTAATATCCAATATTTGCAAGCTGTAGAGGGGCAACCTTTTTCTATACTCTTTTTTCAAAATCAGTTTGTAGTACGACCAGTGCCCGATCAAGGATACACCATTGAGATGACCGGGGTAAGGCAACCATCACAGGCTTTGTTAGGAACAAACAGCAATACAGCTCCGCAACTCGACGGGAGACCTGAAGAGTTATTTTGGTGGGAGCTTATCGCCTTTGGGGTGGCAAAAAAGCTATATCAGGACAGGTTAGACACCGATGGCGTTGCAATGATGGATGCCTATTTACAAGAAAAAATTTCAGAGGCTAGAACGCGAACCTATGGGCAATTAGGCTCCCGTTCAATTAGCACTATGTTCAGAGACGAATCAACAAATCAAAATATTTCAGGATGGTTAGGATGGTAAAAAAACCAACATTAGCAAAGAAAATTTTTGGGGAAAATGCCCACATGCAAGGCTCAAAAAAAGTTCCGATGCCGCAAACAAAAGAATATGGAACAGGAGCTAAATATAAAAAACCTCCTATGGGCAAAAGAAGTAAATAATGAAAAAAGGAATGGGATTGAAAAAGAAGGTCATCAAGCATCTGAAAGAAGACACAAAAGAATTTAAAGAACAAATTAAAGATGATGCAAAGCTTAAAAAGGCGTTAATGAAAAAAGGTAAATGCTAAAAACATGGTATCGGTGAATTGTTAGATTGCGGTATAATCACTCAAAAAAGGAGTGAATATGACCAAAGAAAACAACAAAATATGTGAATGCTGCGGAATAGGTTTTTATGTACAGCAATACAGGTTTAACGAAGCAAAATACTGTAGCAAAAAGTGTTTTAATGAGAAGTGGGAGAGCAAATATATATTCAATTGCCAGAATTGCGGAAAAGAGCATATAGCGTTTGGATTTACAAAAGAGAGAAAGAAGTATTGTAGCAGAAAGTGTATGGAAGAGTTTCGTCATACCCCTTTAGACCAACTCGTGAAACAGAACTGCGAAGTAAAAGAAAATGGGTGTTGGGAATGGACAAATTCTATATCTTCCCAAACCGGATATGGTAAGATTGATTACAAAGGAAAAACTCTATCTGCACACAGAGCTTCTTATACAGTGCATAAAGGCGAAATTCCTAAAGGTAAGCATGTTTGTCATTCATGCGATAACCGAAAATGTGTTAATCCAAACCACTTGTGGATTGGGACTCAAAAAGAGAATATTCAAGACTGCGCTAGAAAGGGAAGACTTCCTAAAATATGTAAAAAAAATAGAAAACACAGTGAAGAAATTATAAAATATATTATTAAACTTAAAGAGGAAGGCAAAACATACGTAGAAATCCATCAAATAACAAATGTTCCGATAGGGACGTGTAGCGCATATGTGAATGGAAATAGACGTAATAAATAGCCTCGGGAGGTATTCTTGACATATTCGGCGAATTTACCGGTCTCCGGGGACACTCTAGGGGGAACAAGAGATAGAATTCGAGCTAACTTTCAAATAATTGAAAATGCTTTATCCATTAACCATGAAACTTTTGGCTCTTCGTTTGGACAAGGGAAGCATAAATTTTTGCAGATGCCCGAGCAAGGAACGGCTCCAACAACGGCAGTTAACGAAGGTGGAGTCTACACAAAAGTAGGAACAAACCCAGCAGAAACAAATCTTTATTTTAGAGCTGAAGATAGTGGAGGTGTGGGAGGGTTTGAATACCAATTGACAAAGGTTATTTCTGCAAGCACCGCCAGATTTGCTAATAATACAATAAATTATGTTCCAAACAATAACGGTGGATGGACATTTTTATCCGGTGGAATGATTTTTCAATATGGTTCTAGAACAAGTGCAGGATCATCAGGAAGCGTAATTTTTCCTTTAGTTTTTCCTAGTGGTAATGCTCCATTTTCTATCAATCTAACTATCGTTGCAGCATCAGGAAATATTTTAATTTCGGTCGTTAGTTCAAACAGCGTGGGTTTTGATTTTGATAAAACCTCTGGAACACACACATTTTACTGGATGGCAATTGGCAACTGATGGGACTACAATCAATAGACATTTACGGGTTTAACTCAGGGCTACAGAAAAAAAACAAAAAGCCTTTTCTTTATGTTGATGACGCATTTCAAACCCTTGAAAATGCCTATTGTTTTAGAGAAGAGATAAAGAAGCGCGAAGGAATGAAGCTTTTAGGCAGATACAGAAGGGTATTTGCAACGGCAAGTATTGGATCATCAAAAGCATCACCTTGGTCAATTTTAAATTTATACTCTACATACACGCCTGCAATTACACCGGAAGCGACTGCGGAAATTGAACCGGGTTCCGTAATTATCACCATTCAAGCAGGACCTGATATTGTATTTACCGACCAAGGTAACGGGATACTTGAAAGTTCAACCCCCAATAACCAAGGGTATATCAATTATCTAAATGGGGACATTGTTTTGACCCATACAGCAGGAGCCGGGGATGCAAGCACCGCGAGCTTTGCCTATTTCCCCGGACTCCCGGCGATGGGAATTAACGAAAGAGAAATAAACACGATCAGTGATGAACAGACAGTTTTCTTTGATACAAAATACGCGTACAAGGTAACTAACTCAGACTTTGAAGAATTTATTACCGGCACAACTTGGACAGGTACAGACTCAGACTTTTTTTGGCCTTGCAATTACCGAGGAGCAGATGCTTCAACAAGACTCTTTTTTGTCTCTAACTTTGTCAATGATGCAAATAACCCGATTCGTTACACAGACGGTTCGACATGGAACGATTTTTTTCCGGTATTGACCCAAACAGGGGCGGTAGATACTAGGGTATTTATGACCCAGGCAAAACTCATGGTGTCCTACTACGGCCGTTTATGTGCGTTTAACGTATGGCAAACAGGGGCAACAGTGGGGGGATTGCCAAACTATGGAGTCACTCAACAATTTGATAATCGTTGCGTTTTTTCGCAAATAGGGAACCCCCTTGAAACCACGGTAGCTCTGCCTGTAGTCGACACCGCTTGGCGTTACGATCAATTTGGACGGGGTGGATTTATCGACGCACCCACAAACGAGGCTATTGTTGGAGCAAAGTTTTATAAAAATACTTTGATAGTATTTTTTGAAAGGTCTACTTGGCGATTTCAATACCTTGGAGAATACGGCCTTCCGTTTATTTGGGAAAGAATCTCAAGCGACTGGGGTTCGGAATCGACCTATTCGTCCATTCTTTTTGATTCAGGGGTGTTGACGGTAGGGGATAAGGCACTAACAGCAAATACAGGAACAACGACTCAAAGAAACGATTTACAACTTCCCGAACAAGTGTACAGTTTCAAAAATAGCAACGAGGGACCCCAAAGAGTTCACGGAATTCGAGACTTTAAAAAAGAGGTCGTTTACTGGTGCTATCCGGAACAAGAGAGCTTTGAGCTACCAGCACAATATTACCCTAATAAATCGCTTTTATATAACTATAGAAACAATACTTATGCGATTTACAGAAATACTGTAACCTGTTTTGGATATTTTCAATATCAGACTTCGATCACATGGGACAGAACCGATGTATATTGGGACAACTATAACGTCACATGGGACACCTCAGATCAAATTAAAATGCCGCTTGTGGTATCGGGAAATCAACAAGATTTGCTCATTTTTACAATTACAACGATGTAGAATCACAAGCAGATAGCACCATAGACGCAAACGATCAAGAATCGCTTTCTATTACTGGAATTTCTGCGGCGGCAACCCTTACCCTTACCGTTAAAAATCATAACCTGTCAACCGGGGAAATTATCTACATTACAGGATTAAATTTTGTAGTAACATCTAGCCCCCCGGTTGCAGGAAGCACGACACTAAACAATAAAATTTACTATGTGATAGTCGTAGACATTGACACGATTAGAATTTCTCAATGGGATGCCAATTTGCAAGAGTATGTTTCAAATTTTTCTTATACAAATGTAGGGACATATATGGGAGGAGGAGTTATCGCCCTTTTCCCTAGGATTAATATTGAGACAAGAGACTTCAATCCTGCAAAAATTACGATGGGCGAAAATATTAAGACTTCATTTATAGACTTTCTTTTTGATGTATCCACCCCTAGCCCTATCGAAGTCAAAATGAAAATGAACACAACGTTTAACGCGACAGGAAACCTGTTGATTGGCAACCAAAACGTTAACACAGCTAACTCTAAAACAGGCTATATTTACAACATCGACGTGACAGCCTCTCCGGTAATAGTGATTACCAGTCCTAATCATGGATTGCTCACGGGGGACGTAATCAGCATTCTAGATGTAACAGGGTCTACACAACTAAATGGAAATGAATACACTATCACGTTTTTAACGGTTAACACATTTAGTTTAACGCAAGCAGGGGTCAGTGCCTATACAGGAGCAGGCTATTGGATACAGACAAAACAGCAATATTATACTTTAAGCTCTCAATACGCATGGCATAGGTTTTTTTCGGCTTGTTTTGGGCAATTCGTGACACTCAATTTGACCTATAGCGATGAGCAAATGAATCAAATAAGCACACACAGACAGAATTTTGTACTAAACGCTATGAAAATTTGGTATCGCCCCGGCGGCCGTAACATATTTGGTAAGTAAATGTCATTTTCAAGCAATATCCCCAGCCTACAAAATCAACTTCCTTTAAGCATCGAATTGCCAAAAGACCCCAACGAGCTGAGAGACGAACTTAATGACGTTTACCAGACGATAGCAAGTGCTGTTAACAATAAAATTGGGGGGTTATATGTCCCACAGGAAAAAATTAATAGCGAGCAATATTTTGATTTAACAAATATTCAAAGATTTAAATCTGTTTATAGAATGGTGGTTGTTTTTGGGGCGTTGCCTAACACAGCAGCTAAAAGTGTCGCACACAACATCAGCGGATGGAACTCAAACTTTAGGTTAACGATGGCTTATGGTGCGGCAACTGATCCAATAGGATTGCAGGCGTTGCCTATTCCTAATGATGGGATTTTATTGAGTGTCGACGCAACTAATGTTACAGTAACAACAACATCGAACTTAAGTGCATATACGGATACAACCATAGTTGTGGAATACACAAAGGGGTGAAAAATGGCTTTAGATTTTAGCGGTTTAGGAGCAGGTGGACTTTCTGGAGCCATGACCGGAGCTTCAGTGGCTGGCGCACCGGGGGCCGCAATAGGTGGGGGGCTTGGGGCGTTAATGGGTCTTTTTGGGGGAGGCTCTAATAGGATGCAAAGAGTCAAAACCCTATCAAAAGGGCAGCAAACTCTTTTAAATCAGCTCATGCAAATGATAAACCCCGAAGGGATGGTCGGTAGCGGATACGGGGAGGCAACCTCTTTACAAAGACAATTAATGGATCCGTCATCTCAAGCCGTATCGCAATTTACTCAACCCTATATGGACCAATTTCAGAACCAGATTGTGCCACAGTTAGCAGAAAGATTTGCAGGAAGGGGGGCGTTAGGTGGGGCATTGTCTAGTTCCGGATTCGGGCAAGCTCTTGGAACCGCAGGCTCAGCTTTGCAAAATCAATTAGCCGCCCTAAAGGCTGGACTAGGACAAAATGCGGCTCAAAGCCTAATGAACCAGTATGGAAATTTGACAGGTACAGCCCTATCAGCTCAGCCTTTTGGTTATGCAAGACCTCAACAAACAGCAGGACAAGGATTCGCTCAAGGGTATATGCAATCTGGAATGCCGGGATTAGGACAATTAGCAAACGCGTATCAAAATTATATGCCAATCATAGGCAATGTGTAGGTAAAACATGGTCCAAATTTTCGACCTTTCCCCGACAGATTCAAGCGGTAGCCTTTTAGGTAAAGCGGCAGCAATGGGGCTAGCTAGAAATTACCCACAACCAGAGCAAGTAGTACAAAGGGGATTATTAGAACAGGCAATGACGAAATTGCCTCAAAATGCGTCTCCAATTGATATGATAAAAACAATAGGACCGCAATTATTGACAACACCAGGAGGTGCGCAATTATTGGGTGAGCTTGCACCTTTATTACAAAAAACAACTTCTAATAAAATTTTAGCAGATTATTATGACAAGCAAATAAATGAATTAAATAAAGTTCAATCCTCTCAAACGTCTGGACAACCTCAAATTAGCCCACAAGAACAAATGCCACAGACATCTCCTGATATTTCTACAAGTACGGGGAAGAAACCATTTGGACAACAATATTTTTCAAGACCGACACCACCAGTAAGTGAAGAAAGCACCTATCCAAAAATGTCAGCTATGCCGCAAAAAAGAGCCATGATGACACCGGAACAAGAACAGCTCAAAAGATTACAATTATTGCAATCATATGCACAACAGGGGTTACCAGCAGATCCTGTAGCGATTCAAAATGCAATTGAAAATGAAAAACAGAGCATTTTAAATTATAATCAACAAATAGATACAGAAGCACAAAACCGTGAAGCAAAACAAGCCAGACAAACAGCAGAAGCGATGAATCGCTTTGAACAATCGGCACAAGTTCCAAAATCGGATGAA